AAAACAGGATCTTGATCACCCCAAGTTGAATATTTCGTAAACTCCTTTTCAACTTTGGGTCTATATACATTTGCAGCCAAAGTTTCTTCAGCTTTTTGGCGAGCCTCAAAAGCGCTTAAACCATTTTTTTGTGACTTGTCTAAGGATGAAAGAACAAAAGCCATGGCATCACCTTGATCTGTGTCTATAGTTTTTAATGCCTCCTTTCCGCTTAGACCGAAGGCATTCATTACTAACCCTCGTGCCATGTCGCTCCTTCCCTTGCTTGTTTGTTGACTTTTTTGTTGACTTTGTTTTTTATTATCTTTGCTTATTTTCAGCGTTTCTCTTTGGTAGTCCGTCATACTTTTATCTGTAGATGGTGGTCGTTTTAACACATCCATCATATAGGCTTTGTTTAGCTCGCCATTAACAATAGTTGTGGCTTTCTTAATGTCTCCCTTGCGAACAATGTCAAGCAAGTTACGAGTATGACTTGTATCTCCACCTAGTTTTTCTATGGATGTCAATCGGTTAACTAACAGTTGCTCGGCATCCATTGTGTAGCCGTTATTAAGCATATTGCCAACTTGAGATAAGTCTGCAAGAGCAGCTTGTTTTCTTTCTTGACTTAGCATTTTATCCTGTTTGTTCATCTGTGTAACAAACTCTAAGCCTTCGCCCCTAGTACCCGCAGCAAAACCTTGGAGCATCCTTACAATTTTGTCTTTTGACATACTTGTGTCTTTAACGCCTGCCGAAGCATTAGTAGGATAAGCTGTCTGACCAGATCCAGAAGCCATAGAATTGTTGCCGCCCATAAGTGATCTAGCGGGATCTGCATTATTAGTTGCTTGCCGAGAAATATCTCTAAGTTTTTGTGCGTTTTCAGGACTTTGATAAGCCATTATGTTAACTCCGAATATTTAACTTGTAAGTAGCCATGATCACCCATTACTACTGCTTCGGGGTTTAACTTCATAGCTTCTTGAGCCATCACGCCAATTCTAGGTTGTTGAGGATCTGCAATTTCAGATCCTTTTTCTGTCCAATCCCATGTATACAAATTGTGCCTGCCAATTACACCAACTTTTACAATGTTAGTCTTAAGTCTTTTGTCACTTGCGGCGTAAACCGTTGCTGCTGTCTCTGCCATTTTACCAAGATTGTCCATGCCGCTGCTATTCTGACCAACCGCAGGCAATCCAGCCACTTGAGCGCCCATTGACGTTTGTACACCAGCTAATAACTGAGCTATTTGTTGTTGGCTTAATCCCATTTGCGTGCCAGCAGTTTGAAGAATAGTAGCTATGTTACCTGAACCAGCGCCAACTGTGTCTCCTACTCCCGCACCTTGTTGATTAATAAGAGTTGATAGCGCACTAGCGGTATTATTAACATTTTGTCCAATAAGTTCTCCTGCTCTGGTTCGGCCTGCTGACAATGCGTTGCCTGTTCCATAAGCCATATTACCAACCTCAGAACCACCTTTATAAGCTAGAGTTCCTAAAGCCTGACCTCCGCCGTAGGACATGTTGCCCAAGGCATTTCCACCTTGATAAGACATGTTTCCTAGCTCACTTTGCAATCCTGCTTGTGCCGCTGAACCTTGCATACCAAGATCAGATAACCCTCCAAGACGATTATATTGGTTGGCATAATCTTGTTGTGCCAAGCCTATGGCTTGACGTTGTAATTCTTGCTGAACATTACCGCCACCTAAACCACCTGTTGCTGCTGCGTTACGCAGGACAGATCGCTCTCCTTGCTCTCTTAAATATTGTTGTTCAGGAGACATGTTGTAATTGTTAAAAGCTGCTTGTTGTGCCGCTTGTCCTTGTGCGCCTGATTGTGCGCCCATTAAATTTAAAGCTGCGTTACCTTGACCAGTGTAGTTGTTAAAATAATTTATACCTGCGCCAATATCTGCCCTGCCTGTATTAACACCTGCCCCAATATCTGCTCGGCCTGTGTTAACACCTGTTCCAATGTCTGACCTACCTGTATTTACACCTTGTGTTACAGCGGTAACACCAGCATTTAAACCAGATTGTAACGCATCTTCCGATCCTAACAGTCCAATTCTAGGCTCTCCAGACCTTGCAGCATCTTCTGCTGCCTGCCCGCGAGTATCATACATATCATAATTAGTGTTTAACACATTTGCATCAGCACCAAGGTTTTGTGCGTATGCGCTAGGATTAATAATTCCTCCTGCTTGATATCCAGTGCCACCTGTTTGATAGCCTGTATCGTAAAAGCCACTGTTTACTGCTGTAGTGATAGCATCTGTGTTCTGCCCTGCTGCTGCAAAAGACTGTCTTACAGCATCAATACCGCGTGTAGCAATCTCATTATTCCAATAATCTAAACCTGCTTGCTCACCTTGCCTACCAATAGTTCCATATAAAGATTCAGCGGTCATTGCTGGTGCAAGTGGACGACCAGAAGTGACAACAGAATTAGTGCCTACGTTAAGAGCAGGAGGATTAAAAGGGCCTTTATTTTGACGGTCTAATGGTTTAACAATAGATACCATTACATGCCTCCTTGTGCGGTTTGAGCTATGATGGCAGACATTTGTTCAGGTGTTAACTGGTCAGGTGTTAAACCTGTTCCTTGTTCCGGCTGCCTCAACCCAATGTTATTATTAGTAATAAACGGGGGTAAATCTTGTTGCATGTAAGATGGATCTACAGCGATACGTTGAGAGCGAAATTGATCATAATCTACTGGTCTACCCATGATTGCATTTTCATATTGGGGCATGGAATTAATTATGGTTTGCTGCGCACCCGTATTGCCTTGTTGAAAAGCTGACAACTGCTGTGGCAGAGCTTGACCCATAACATCTAATGAGCCTTGATAACCCATGTTGCGATTTTCGTCACCAGCACCAAATAACTTTAACAAATCATCCCGAGCTTGCTCACCCTGTTGAGCTACGTACTTTTTAGCTGCTGAGTTTGCACCTTCTTGAGCAGCAGTTTCGTTGCCGCCAAACATCTCATCGATCATGTCCATTGTATTGCCTCTTTTAATTCTTCTCTTGTCATGCCAAAAATCCACCTGTCTACCACTATACCGTCTTTAATGTAACTCTTACGATCTACACCTTCCAGTACAAACCCTACAGACAATACAAACCTTTTTAAATGCTTGTACACAACAGGTATTGTTGCGTTTAGCTTTTGATATTTAGTGGCGTTAACTAATATCCATTTGTATGTTTCATAAAAAAACGCTTTATTATACTTGGCTCTATGCTTCTTAAAGACCTGTGGATGAAATTCTAACACAATAGAATTTAAAGGTTTTAACTGCGCCAATCCTATTATATCATTATTGTCAGTAATAAGTAGCCATGCAGATCTCATGTCTGGTTGGTACTTGTCTATAGTCATTCCGTCCTCTGCATTGTTTAAAAATTCCGGCATTGCAGCTATAGACTTAATAAAGTCAACGTCATAAATACGCTGTATTATCAAACTACAGCCCAACCTTTTGTCCTGTTACCACCAACAGAAGCTAACATTTTTCTGTATTGAACAGGACTTAATGGCGTTGTTTCATCAATATACAAGCTGTATTGCGGAGCTTCTAAAACGCTTTCTGGAGAACCTTTACCCACGATAGGTAGGTTATTAGATACTTCTAAGGCCCAGCTTCTAAACGTCTGTTCCATTTCTCCATTATCATTTGTTATAGGTTGTGAGGCATTTAATCTCATTACACAATATCCGCTGTCAGTTGAATAATAACTGGTTTAACAGGTTCGGAAAACGTAAAACGAAAAACATCAAATCGTGCAACACGACCATTTCTGCGCCATATAGACCGCTTGTTATATTCGCCTATTTTACCAATACTTCTTGCGCGCTCGTCTTTAAATGTCTTTCCGCCATCAGAGCTAATATCCATAATAACCTGTGGATTGACAGCAGCTTTATTGCCTACTCCTGACTCCATTGTTAGCTCAATGCTTGGAACGGTAAATGATTGCATATTGTTTTGAAACGGTTGAGAAGCAACGCGCCTAATAATAGCGTTGTCATATTCAGTGTAAACATTGTTATCTAAAGAACCTATACGACCGTCCTGAGAATCACCCACTAAGGTTAAGCCATAAGCAGAGGTAACTGAGTTAATACGGGAACGAATAGTATCGCCGTTTACATTTGACTTTCTTTCATGCCATCTGCCGCTAATAACATCAAACACCAAGGTGGTAGACGGAATAGAAAAGCCTACAAAATATGCACCTTTTTTAGCGTAAGACCAAGCAAAAGCATTGGTTATTTCTTCATTAGTAGCTGTAGATAAAATAGAATCAATAGCGGTTGTGGACACTTTAATATAATTATTACCTTCAAACGCCCATATCGCTGGAGCTTCATTTTCTCCGCCGCCAATAAACATAAAAGTATCGTTAGCGCCAACCACTGAGAATGGAGCTTTTATACCTTTGCTTAAAAACAAACCAGAACGCTGGAATGGAAAATCAGCACCGCCAATGTTTTGAAAGGCTTCTGTTGTTTCGCTACCGCCAATAAATAACTGATTGTTAAATACTATTGGAGCAACAATATCATCTGGATCGGCTTCTGCTGTTCCAAAGTCTAAAGCGTTATAAGACAAGCCATTGTTTAATGCAGACACAATAAACTTTTTAGTGTTAGTCGTAATAGCAAAGTAACCATCTATAAACACAACCTGTTGAGGCGCGCCATTAGCCGTAAAATCTGTATCTGTAATTTCAGTTAAGACAGGTGGATTGTCAGTCAAAATATAACCGCTGCCACTAGGAATTAATATCATTAGCTGTGTACCGTTATCAG